TTCTCTTCAGTATCATCATACCATCGGTTAATGATTTCGCAGACTCCCATCATGAATTGAGGTGATAAATTACCATCCCAACCACTAAAGTCGCCTCCAAAACCAATATTTGAATTCGTTTCCAATTTCTGTAAAAGAATAGTCCAATCTATTGATGCTGTATCAATTCCTACAGCGGAAAAATATTTTAATTTGTTGTTATAAAAAGCGGAGTTAAAAGCTCCGAATAATCGTCTACAAACTATCGTAAAATCCACTGGTGGTATTGTAAAAACTCTCGTTTTTCCTTCAAAGATCTTCTCTAAACTTCTACGTTCATCTTTTTGTGTGTCAATCCAGACACTCGGTACTCGTATTCCTAGTTTTGCTTGTTGCAATCTATAGTCTACTTTCCTTTGTAATTCTGGGTCAACTATCTCGTAATCTTGTGTATTCGGTATTTTCTGTATAAACGGTGATTTCCCCTTGGCTCCTAGTTTTTGATTCCACGGATACCCTGAGGATGTTGTCATGTCCATTCGCGCCACAAACTCGTCTCCTTTAACTCCATTAAGAGCTTCAAATTGACTAAGAATGCGACGAGGCATTCCAGCTTCTAAAGGTTGCATAATTTCACTTACGCAATCAATAACCCTTTTCAAAATTGAATTATCTACTAAGGGTGCTGGTTTGCCATATTTCTCAATTCCTTTTCGTAATGGTGTTGTGTCTCCAATTCTAAACGCACGGGGATCCATCGAGTGTAAAACTGCTGCTGCAGTTTTCACGGGATAGATTAAACCATGCGTTATTGATGGTATAATTTTCGTCTTCTCTGCTGCCTTCGGAAATTTAAAAATCGTTCCAATTTTCGTAAAATTTCCTTGAGCTTGTACAAATCCTAAATCGGTATTATTAAGATCAACTTTCGGATAAGCAGGTTGTAGGTTAAAACCTAAAACTCGCAATCCTCGATTAATCATCTCTTCCGTCACAATTTGAGCTATTCCGTCACCAGTGTTTCCACCAGCAGCATGAATGCCCACTATTTTCCGTGCTGCAAATTTATCTAGCATTACCACACAGGACCCACACATTCCGGGGAATGTATCGGTTCTGTATGACCATGCTGTCGCTTGTGCAAT